CATATGCCCCCTCTATGGCGCGGATGTGACAATCCGGCCCCTTTCGGGACAGGTCACAACCATGCTCTTCAGCATGGTACACACCCTGGCAGTTTCACGTGTTGCTTAGCACAGTGAGATGCACTCCTACCCGAATCCAAGGAGATGGGGCGCTTTAAAGCGTCTCTTGACCCGAACAGAGGTTTCTAGCCCATAGAAACCCCTACTCGGTTCACTCCAAGGATCAGGAAGGAACCCCCCTGAGGAGGTAAAGTACAGAGAAAGTTTTCTCTGCAGGTCATCATTGGTAGCCTGGTACCCGCGTACCTTTGTACAGCGAGCCCGGGAAACCTTTGACTGGAATTTCCGTGCCGCCGTCCTAATGGACGGGACACGCATCTCGGAAATTTCCAGGGGAGCTCTAAAATAGAACTCCACTGACCGGAGATTCCCCACAGCAGTTTGGTATGCCTCCGTAAGAGGTATACGCCGCTGTGACGAATCATCCAACGCCATTGGCGAAAGCAGGCCCTCACTGAAGGACTTCCACTCCGAATCGGATTGGAACACCTGCTTCAACCAACCGTCAGAGGCTTTGCGTAGTAAAGATGACTGCGCATTGCCGACGGGTGACAAACCGAGACCTGTTACCAGTGCCTCAATTGAGGCCTGGGACAGGTAACGGAGCCACTGGAGATGGTGTGTCTGGGAGACCTTTGGCCGGATGGGTACATTTACCCCTCCATAAGCCTCTGGTGCAGACACAGGAATTCCCCACCGTGAAGCTAACTGCCAACTGTACCAAAATGGTGACAGTCGGTAGAAGAACTTCATGGGCCTTTCATAAGGCGCGGTGGCGTCTCCTAGGATCGAGGTGGCTTGGGATACCCAAGACAACTGACCTTTGGAACCACCGGGTGGGGCGACAATGACGGAAAGTGGCAAGAAAGGCTGCTCAAAACCGTTATCCATAGGGATTTCAGTGATGAGAGCATACTTTTTATGCCAGAAGCTCTTTTGGATAGACAACCTTCCTCCCAACTTGGGGAAGGTGCTATCGAAAATGCGCTTCCGGCCTTCATGCCACCTTGGGAGTAGACCGTCGTCGCCTACTCCACGGAGCTTTGCATCCGTCCGTCGTAATCCCTTATACGTACGCTTACGCTCCATTGGAGTGTAGGGGTACACCTTTAACGCCTGTTCTGCACTAAACAGTGTAACAAGCATCATAGGTGGGAAAGATGTGGGATCACCCATCATCTGACCCGTAGAAGTGATTACTCCTCCCACGGTGTTCAAGTCTCGAATCCAGTCATTCCATATGGAAAGAATGAGCGAGGCATGACCGTGCTCCCACTTCTTGATTTCAGGAGTATACCTGTCATCAAGAAGGGGTGCCCGTGGGTAGTGCTGGAACAACCGGCTAGGGGTTAGATCCAAAGAAGTTTTCCCAAGAAGAATCTTTTTGGGACCAAACAGCTTTGTGAACCAACGTCTGTATTTTTGAAGTACAGGGTAAAGGTTCGCTAACTCCTCATAGACGGTCTGGGTGACCCACTGTGGATGTAGGTCGGTTGCAGCGGTAGCGTCCAGGGAATACCATGGACCCGCTTCACCTCTCATATCCACTTGTGCAGTGCCACCCAGAGCAGCACTAAAACGGGGATCTTTGATCATAATAGCATCGATCACCCGTCTCAGGACCTGTTGAACAAGATTGACAGCGGTTAAAGAACACGTTGGAAATCTTGTCTTCAAGCCCTTTTCCTCAGCGACAATAGGAAGAATGGGGGTATATGTAATGGAATCCATTACATACTCTACTCCATCTTGCAGATATCGTTGGAGGAAGTGACCCGTGCCTGGAAGGGACTTTTCTAGTTCTTCCCAGGAACCCGAGAACAGGGAGGCAAAATCCTCCTTGGGCGGGTTGAGCTGTGAATCAGGATGTAGACTCTGACTCAACAGCTCCAGGTATGCCCCATCCTCGTCTGCATTTGAATGTGGACGAGTTGGGTCACCCCGGGTCTTCCTCAGAGCGTAGCCCAGCAACACAAGATGCTGGACACCTGTCACATGCCCTCCTGTGCTCCTTGGATAACCAAGAGCAGCATTCGAAGAGGGCATTGTAAACAGGTCTTTGGTCGTTGGCGGAATCTTCCAACGACTAAAGTACGATTTGACAAACTCCCGCCAATCCGGGTGCTCTTCTGGGGGTTCTGATGTCAGACGTGACACCAGATCCAGAAGGCCTTTCGGGTCAGGAGGAGCAGGTGGTAATGCCCTTGCCGCGTAGGATACTTTTATCGCTACGCGCTTATCGGCAAAAACCATAAGCCTTCCCTTAGGTTTAGGACCTCCAAACATCCAAGCTCGATTAGCTTGGCTGAGGGTCTTAATCCTTTGGGCCGCTTCCAAGGGATGGTAGACAAGTTGAGACTTGAAACGCTCGAGGCCCTGTAGCCTACTGCTATTGAGCCGAGTGTACAAGTTGTACTTCTTGAGATACCAAGACCGTTCTGTTTGATAAGTTAACAGAACGGCATCCCAGGTTGCCCTTATGAACTCCAGGACCTCTAGGTTCTCCGCGTAACGGCGAACCTTACGGTCCTTAGGGTCCACCTTCCGCAAGCCAGATACTGCCTTGCGGATGTCCTCATCCCAGAGTGTATACCACTCGTGAAGGGAAAGGGCTGGATCCTTGGGGGGTGGATGGACTTGCAAAAGTGCAGGCCCTGAACCACTCAGAGTTCCGTTGATGAACCGAAAGTGCTTACAAAGTGCAAGTACTGATACGGGATACTTCAACAACGGCTGGAGTCGTCCATGAAGGGATAGCCCCTCATGGGTGCGGTAGTACCATTCCAATTTTGGAATGGTTCCGCCAAACTCCATCTGTAATGGCTTTCGCACTTCCTCGGAAATTTGATCCTTGGAGTGCTCGCCCGGTTGAGGAAGGGGATTCCCCTTCTTCTTCCGACGTATCCGCTTAGAGCGGACAGAGGGACTCTGTTGAGAGTCCAGGTTGATTTTACCATCAACCATGATGCCACTAGGATTCCTGGTGGTTGC